ATGCTATAAGGAAAGCAGGATGGTAATGAACTGGGATAAAGTAAAAAAAGCAATAGGCATAAAGCCTAAAGCAAAAGAAAAACAACCAACATCAGAAGAAACAAGACGTGCGGCACTTGAACAAGAAAAACAAGAAGCAACAAAAAAAGGCGAACCTTGGGTTGCAGTATTAGATACACAAGTAAATCCGGACAATATACGTAATGGATTCTTTGAACTAGATTGGAACAATGAGTTTATCGAACAATTAATGGATGCAGGATATTCAGGCGAAACTAATGAAGAAATTGTTGATGCATGGTTTAGAACTATTGTTAGTCAAATGTTAGAAGAAGAAGGACATGACAAAACAAGAGATGCAGGCTATATTAATGTAGTTCCAATTGATAAAGGCAAAAGTGAAATATCATAATGCAAGACAACTTAATGGTCCAACAACAAGTAGAAAATGTTTGGCAACATATGGTAGGAGTCATATGTTTAAATCAAACAGGACGCAAACAAGTAAAAGAAGTATTACCTAAGTTTTTTAAACTTTGGCCAACACACCAAGCATTATTACACGCAACTAAAAATGAAATTGAAGAAGTTATTGCTCCACTAGGCATGCGTAGTGTAAGAGCAAAAAGACTATATCGTATGAGTGAACAGTTTGGCGATTGGGACGGTCAAGATGCTACTGAACTTTATGGTATAGGAAAATACGGGTCAGATAGTTACAGGCTATTTTATAAGAAAGAATTACCCGAAAACGTAGGCGATCATGAACTAAAACGGTATATTAAAGAAGAATTTTCTCTTGACAATAGTGCTTAAATCTAGTATAATAATATTATATAATTTAGAAAAGGCACAGTAATGGCAACTTATATACTAGTAGATACTGCAAACACATTCTTTCGTGCAAGACACGTTGTACGTGGCGACATAGATACAAAGGTCGGCATGGCATTTCATATTACATTATCAGGTGTTAAGAAGGTATGGAAAGAGTTTGATGCAGATCATGTTGTGTTTTGTTTAGAAGGACGTAGTTGGCGTAAAGACTTTTACGAGCCTTACAAACGTAACAGACAAGAAAGTCGTGATGCACTTACTCCTGCACAAGCAGAAGAAGATAAAGTGTTTTGGGAAGTGTTTGATGAGTTCAAAGACTTTGTAGATACTAAGACTAACTGTACTGTTATGCAACATCCACAACTTGAAGCAGATGATCTTATTGCAGGTTGGGTACAAGCACACCCTAATGATACACACGTTATTATTTCAACTGACGGTGACTTTGCACAACTTATTGCACCTAATGTAAAGCAGTACAATGGTATACAAGATGTAACAATTACACATGAAGGTTACTTTGATAAGAAAGGTAATCATGTGTTAGATAAGAAAACTAAAGAGCCTAAGCCTGCACCTAATCCTGAATTTATGTTGTTTGAAAAGTGTATGCGAGGCGATACTAGTGATAATGTGTTTAGTGCTTATCCAGGTGTACGTACTAAAGGCACTAAAAACAAAGTCGGTCTTACTGAAGCATTTGCCGATAAAGAAACAAAAGGCTTCAATTGGAATAACATGATGTTGCAACGTTGGGTAGATCATAATGGTGAAGAACACCGTGTGTTAGATGACTATCAACGAAATGTTATTTTGTGCGATTTATCTGCACAGCCAGGCAACATTAGAAGTATAATCAATGATGTAATTGAAGATCATATGACTCCTAAAGAAGTACAACAAGTAGGCATGCGTCTTATGAAATTCTGTGCTAAATGGGATATGCAACGTATTGCAGATCAGGCACAACATTATGCAGAACCATTACAAGCGAGGTACCCAGTATGATAAAAGCAAAAGAAGTCCTAAAAAATAAATTTTGGATTGTTGAAGAAAACGGCTCTAAGGTAGGAACTTTAAGTGCCGCCGAAGAGTGTTACACATACTCTTGCGGGGCAGGAACACAAGTGTTTGGAGATTTTAATCAACTGAAAAAACACTTAGGAAAGATTACTTGGAGTACTGCTGATGATGAAACATCAGCATCAGAATTTGAAGTACACGGATATCCAACTAGTTGTGAACCTTTTAATCCTATGTATGATGTAAAAAATAGATTACCTTTGTTTAGCAAAAGCAATAAATCAAAAAGTTTATATTGTGCAGGATATTACTGTATTCAATTTGAAAAAGGTTGGGTGAAGAGTTTTTGTCCTAAACAAATTACAATTGAAAGATATAATTATAGCGGTCCATTTATGACTGATATAGAAATGAGAACGGAGTTATCACGTGTCAACGCAAGATCCTCTTAATACTGCACCTATACAAAATTTTATTAATACTGTGAAAGGTGCTGATGCAAGTCAGGCAAAAGAAGTAAAACTTACTATGCAACAAGCAAAAGGACTTGCATTTACATTAGGTATTGTTATGTCTCGACTACAAGGTGATATGGAAAAATTTGTAAAAGAAAATGCAAATAAAGAAGAAACTGTTGAAGTACAAATGGACGGTGGAAATAACTGGTAAGGATGTATGGCAAAAAGAAATAAACTTGAAAGAAAACTAGACGAGTACAATCATACTATGGAACTTGTAAGAACTGTTGTTCCGATTGTTGTTTTAGTTTTACAAGTAATAATTTTAATGAAGTTAATCTAATGACAACTCATGCAATGATTGATTTAGAAACATTAGATGTTTTACCGACTGCGGTAGTGCTAACTATTGGCGGCGTAAAGTTTGATCCGAATAGTGTAAAAGAAACTACACAACATTTCTATTATAGATTTAATGTTGATGAACAATTATCTAAAGGACGGACTACATCAAAAAGCACACTAGATTGGTGGGCAACACAAGAACAAAGTGTAGTTAATGAAGCATTAGGCGATCATGATAGAACACCTGTGTTAAGTGTTTTAAAAAAATTAAACAAATGGTGTGTAGGTGTTGATACAATTTGGTGTCAAGGACCTGCATTTGATATTGTTATTCTTGAAGATATGTTTAGACAATACGATCATCATTTGCCTTGGCCTTTTTGGAAAATAAAAGACAGCAGAACATTATTTGGTATCATGCCAACAGACCCACGTAAGGAAATAAAGTTTGAAGCACATAACGCATTGGAAGATTGCAAAGTACAGGCCTTATGTGTGCAACAGACTGTTAATAAGTTAGGTTTAAACCTAAGATAACTACTACTATTACTTTAAAAAAGAGATAAATATATGCGTATATAATTAAAAGGAAATACGCATGAGTAGACCAAAACCGACGGTATTACTAGAATATGTAAATAAGAAAACATTTCGCAGTGAACAAGTATTAGAAGCAGAAGCCATTTGGGCTGTTTTTCATAAGGATAAACCTTTTAATTTAAAAAGTTCTAATATGTTGACTAATTACCCAGGACCTAAATATAAGAAAACAAGTTTTTCAAATCCAGGTCATGCACATAATCTAGCAAGTAAATTAAATGATATGTTCAATTGCAAAGACTTTTCTGTATATAAATTAAGTACAGGTGAAGTAGTTGACGAAGAATGAACAAAGAAACATATACTAAGGTATTTCTAAAACAAGCCGAAATTGCTATATCAGATGTTACTATCAAAGAGTATATGTCTAAATTATGGCAAAATATCAGAGTAAAAGATCAAGGTGGTTTACGCCTTACTGATGCAGGAATAGAATTCCTAAAAGATAAACTAGAACTTGCAACCTACGAAATACCTTTTCCAAAAGATTTTGAACTTACAACCAATACTATAATTTGGTTAGACCAATTTATCGATTGCCCATATTGGTTATGTAAGTATTCTATTGAAGTTACGGACGAAAAGAAAGCACTCGAACTACATCTTTTTAGTGGAGATGTAAAGAAATACGGACTTACCAAAGCATTAAACAGACAAAAAAAGTAACCAAAATAGGTTGACTTTCCTCTATACCTGTGTTATTATATATACATACTAAGAAATTAAGTATGGCACTGATACAAACAAACGAGGAATATAACATGGAATCTGTAGTACGAACTGTTACTCCAAATGGAGCAAAGAAAAGTATTATTAGGGCATTCAAGAAAAAGCGTCCTATTTTTATGTGGGGCCCTCCAGGTATTGGAAAATCCGATATTATTGGGCAAATCACAAAACAACTAAAAAAATCACATCTAATTGATGTACGTTTATCACTTTGGGAACCAACTGATATTAAAGGTATCCCTTATTATTCGGCAAACGATAATACAATGATGTGGGCACCACCACAAGAACTTCCAACAGAAGAATTTGCAAAGAAGTTCGATTATATTGTTCTTTTCTTAGATGAAATGAACTCTGCGGCCCCGGCAGTACAAGCGGCGGCTTATCAATTAATTTTAAATAGACGTGTTGGACAATATAAATTGCCTGACAACGTTCTTATTGTTGCGGCTGGTAACCGTGAAGCAGATAAAGGTGTTACTTATAGAATGCCTGCTCCACTTGCCAATCGTTTCGTTCACTTAGAACTAGCAGTTGATTTTGATGACTGGTTTGCATGGGCAGTAGATAACAACATTCATAATGATGTTGTTGGTTACTTAACATTTAGCAAGAAAGATTTATACGATTTCGATCCAAAGTCTCCTTCACGTTCTTTTGCAACACCAAGAACTTGGTCGTTTGTTTCTGAACTACTTGAAGATGACGATGACGAAACTACCACTACTGATTTAATTAGTGGTGCAGTTGGAGAAGGTTTGGCTGTCAAATTTATGGCTCACCGTAAGGTTGCCGCTAGTATGCCTAACCCAACTGAAATACTCGCAGGTAAAGTTAAAGAAATGGCCACTAAAGAAATCAGTGCCATGTATTCCTTGACAGTGAGCCTTTGCTATGAACTTAAACAGGCGTCAGATAAAAATGACAAAAAGTTTGATGACATGGTTAATAACTTCCTGCGATTTGCAATGGATAACTTCGAAACAGAACTTGTTGTTATGGGAATTAAAGTTGCTATTACACAATACCAACTTCCAATTGATCCAGACGAAGTTGAATGTTTTGATGAATTCCATGAACGTTTTGGCAAGTACATTAGTGCCGCCAGTAACTAATAATATAAAGGGTAGGGGTTTCTCTACCCTTTATTCTTACCAAAACAGGTTGACTAATAACGTAAATATGCTATTATATATGTATAGTAACGAAAAGGACATGGCATGGGCTTAGATACTAAAGGATTCAAACCAGTAGAATTATCCAAAGAAGAACTAGAAAAAATGCGTGAAGAAGTTCACGATAGGGTAATTGTTGCAAGAGTAGGTCTTTTATTAAGACACCCGTTCTTTGGTAATATGGCTACTAGAATGCGTGTACAAAACTGCGATGACTGGTGTCCTACAGCCGCTACAGACGGTAGAAACTTATACTATAATACACAATTTTTTAATATGCTAACAAACAAACAGATTGAGTTTGTTATTGCACATGAAATTCTTCATTGCGTATTTGATCACATTATCCGGAGAGAAGACCGAGATGCTCGTATATTCAATATTGCGTGTGACTATAAAGTAAATAATCTTTTAGTACGCGACAAGATTGGCGAACGTGTAGATCAAATTCAAATTTTTCAAGACTTCAAATATGATGATTGGACATCTGAAGAAGTATATGATGATATCTATAACAAATATGATGACGAAGAATTAGAAGCACTTGGAGAACTTTTAGACGAACACATTGATTGGGAAAAAGACGGAGATCAACAGGGCGAAGGCGATTCACCTAGTAAAGGTGCAGGCAACGGAAAAGGCGATAAGAAGTCTAAACGTCCTTCATATTCAAAAGAAGAATTGAAAAAGATACGTGACGAAATAAAAGAAAGCATGATTACATCTGCTCAATCAGCAGGTGCTGGAAATACACCAGGCGAAATTGCACGTATGATAAAAGAACTTACAGAACCTAAAATGAACTGGCGTGAACTATTACGTCAGCAAATTCAATCAACTATTAAGAGTGACTTTACTTTTAGTCGTCCTTCACGTAAAGGTTGGCA